TTCATTTACTTTGTTAATACAACTAAGCTTTTTTTCTCCAGTATGAATATCAAGGTACTCATGCTGTCCTCCAGCAAGTAATTTAGCATCGGCTTCGCCTTGCTCTTCAGAAAGCTTAACTGATGCACCAAAAGGATTATCTTTATCGACTGTTCCAGTTATCTTGCCTGTTTCTGGATCTTGTGAAAGACCCTTCATTAACTTAAGATGCTCGAGTTTATTCTCATATTTGCCTGTCGATTCATGCTTAGAATTAACAATAATATCAATTCCTTTAGGAACATCCTTAAAAGCATCTGCATTATAAACTGCCATACCTTTAATATAGTGTGTTCCATCTACAGCAATACGAACTTGGGCATATGATGAATTTTGAAGTGATAAATCTTGAACACCTGGACGAAGCTCAATAAGGCCATCTCTTTCAAGACCACCATGAGCTCCGTCACGAATATAAATTCTATCAGAACTGATTGATTCAGGTGTTCTTATACCAAGCCACGTCTTACCATTATCAATTGTATGATACTCGCCAAGTGTCTGTAGTTTGTTTTCTTCATTAACAGCTTTATTTGCCTCAGTATATGTAGTCCCAGGAGGACACAAAACCTGTAAGTATGTACTTTGGCCAGGCATTGCAATCTGTTTTACTTTAATATACTTAAGCTCATAACCTTGATCTTTAAGAGCAGCAATAGAAGTATTTAATCTAGTTCTAGTAATATTAGCTAATAATTCAGCTGATTTACCGACATCGACAAACTTCTTCTCATCAACTAACCCTTTAAGCATCTTAGTTGTATTATCAATTGCTTCTGCTTTTTCCATTGCATTTGGAGCAAGGAGATTTCTTACAGTAGACTCTTTAGTCTTATCTCCATACATCTTTTCTGCAATTGCAGTATTAGATAAACCTTTTTCTTTAAGCTTAAGGGCAGTATTAATCTCCTGTTGCTTTTTAGCTTTAAGAGATACTGACTTTCTTGCTCTGAGTTGGTCAACCGACATCTCTTCAGGTATCAATTTTCCATCTGCATCGAGTTTGAATACTTTGTCGCCTTTCTTAATTCCTAATTCAGGATTATCTTTTTCAGCAATTGTTGTTTTGTAACTATTTTTTGGCGTTAGCATCTTTGCTATTTCTTTTGGAGTATAGCCTTGCTTTTCTAATTTATTTACTTCATCACAAAACCAAGGTTCTCTATCATATTCGTTATCTCCATAATCAAAACCAACAAACCAATCTTCATGTTGATATGGATTATCTCCAGAACCCCAAGGATATCTTCCAGAACGTCTAGCAACACCATAATGGGCTAGAAATTCTTCATTTTCACTCATTGCTAGACTCCTTTCTGAATATCAAGTATTCGTTTATCAAATAGTATTATTTTTGCCATTATTGATCTAATAACTCCAGGTTCTGGAATCTCTTCAATAACTTCATTGTTTTGATAAAGTCTTAATATTATCATTATGTCTTCTGGATTCTTTTGGTATTCTAAGCAAAAGAAAGCAGCATAAATTTCAAGCTGCTCCATATGTGCTGGAGTAACACCTGTTTTTAAATCATGAATTCTTAATATATTGTTTCTAAAAGAAATAGCATCTGTTGTGCCAAATGCATTATCACTAAAATATAAAACACGCTCGGGAGACATTCTGTAACCAATAGCATCATTAACATATTCATTTAATGTTAGATGAGCTCTTGTATTTGGAAGTCTCTGATTAAGTTCTATACACTTTGCTGCAAATGCATGCAACTCAGTTCCTCTCTCAACAGCAAGATAATTATTATAAGCTTCAACTAGCTTTTCTTCTGAATAATTTATCCAGCTATATTTTGATGCACTTAGAAAGGCGTGCTTACCTACCTGGTTCCAGTGCTCGTTGAAGTTCATTTAAAACCTCCTCTTTGTTCTCGGGAAATATAAAGCGAGCGAATGATTGCTTGTTGTATTTCTCAACATAGTAATCTTGATTTGGTTGGTGTGGCTCATCCTTAGATTTTTTACACTCAAGGCATGCATACCTGCCGCTAGTATGAAATATCCAGACGTCAGGTATACCTTGAGGAGGTGGATCCACTTTTTTAATAGTAGAGCCCGGGAACATTTCCTTTAATTCTTTTATTAGGTCTCTTTGAAACTTTGATTCTCTCATAAAATATCAAGACCCCCAAAAAAGAATAAGAAAAGTATAAAAATCATATTTTATCCCTTCTCTCTATTATATGCTAAGTTTTTTTCGCGAGACAATTTTGCGAAAAATTTAGACTCGTTGAAGTCTTTTTTCTTGTTCAGTGTGTTTCTAATACCATTATCTATAGATGACTTAGATACTAAATGATAATAATATAAATTCTTATATGGAGTATTACGTCTATCAATTCTTCCAGCTGACTGTTTCATAGTTTTGTAAGAATAGTTTTGACTATAGAAAACCATAGCATCTGTTTCTATACAATTCCATGCCTCACTACCAGAAGCATATTGAACAAGATAAATCCATCTATCTCCTTGTGGAACTAACTCATGTTTATGGCCGTTCCATTCTTGGCAGAGAATATCAATATCTTTAGCGAACTCTCTAAGCATCTCAAGTTCATAATCAAAGTTGTAAAAAATAATAAGCTTGGATTTTTGTTCTAATATTTTTTCTAAAGCTATTAATCTTCGCTTATCACTATTAACAACTTTTCTCATTAGATAACACAATTGGCTTGCGTTCTCAATAGGACAATCTTCATATATGTTCCATCTATCTTTTACAACTCTATCATATTTTGTTTTATCATATCCGCAGGTAATAAACATATGATTTTGAGTTGTGCTTTTTACATAATCCATATCGATTAATATTTTAGAACGGTATAATATCAAGCGCCCAGTATTAATATATCTTTCTATTTTTGTAAAATTAGTAAACTTATTATATACACAGTGTTCTTGACAAAATTCTGTTTTATTTCTATAGAAACCATTTGCAATAAATACTGGAATATAGTCAGACCATGTATCACCAGGAGTAGCTGTTAACAAAATCCAATCATTTTGTTTTGCTATCTTAATGAACGTCTTTGACCAAGCTCCATAACCAACTACTCGTTGTTCATCAAATATAAAGAATGCATCTTTAACATCTGCATACTTCTTAATATTATTCCATGAATCAATTACTGTTCCTTCAACAAGAAGAAACCTAATCAACTCATCTTCCCATTCATGAGTATCTCTTTTACGAGCTGTTGTTATTATGTATAGTTTCTTAAATATCAATCTATCTTTCCAAGGATTTGTTTGTCCTTTACAAACCTTTTCATGGAAGTATGCTAAAGCTGTCATAGATTTGCCTGAACCGGTGTCACCACATAAGATGGCACCGGTCTTCAGCATTTCTACCGCTTTAATCTGATAGTCATCAAGAACTGGCATCAAATATCAAAAGGAGGTGTGTTTGGATCCTGGGAATCCATACCAGCAAACCTCTCATTGTATTCACGCTCAAGAGCACTCTCTTCTACAGTTGCATAAAGGCTCTTAAGATATGCAGAATATCTAACCTCTCCTGTCTCTCTATCAATGTAATCGTTTGCAGAGAACTCGAGATCGACATTCTTAATTCTAGCACCATCAAGGAACTTTACCTGATCCTTAGAAAGAAGCTTCATACCTGTAGAATCAATCTTAAAGATCTTAGGAGGGTTCTGATTATCTGTACCATCCTTGTAAGTATAACCAACTCTAATCTTAATGTAAGGAACAGAGTCATAGTCATCTCTAGCCTTAGTGCGCTTAATATTGAACTTAAGATTATCAAGCTGATTAGCAAGCTCTTCATCAATTATCAAGCAAAAGTTTCTGTCTCCTGCATTATTAAACTTTCCTGCTGCGCCCTCAAAATTTCTAAAGATCAACTGAGATCCGGCTGCGCCTCTAATAGTTACATCTGCGGGTAAATTCTTTCTTGCCATTTTTAATTCCTCCTGTAAATTTTTTATTTTTAAATAATGGCTAACAAATATAAATGTTGTATCTTTGCCCTCTTCTACACCAATGGAGTAGCATTACTCGTTATACAACTCAAGAGCCCTGCATTTTATTCGGTATTTACGAAAATGCCTTAAACGTATCCGACCTAGCTCTTGCCCCAAATAATGGTTTATGATGTAAACCACTCAAAATCCCCATATTGTGAGATTTCATCTTTAGCTTCATCAGCTAATCTTTTATAATATGAAATATCAATATTCTTTTGTGAGTTTGTATTTTTAACTATTTCTGATTCCATCCATCGATAGCCTTTGGCTCCAACAGCAGATGTATACTTATCTCCTTCTACATGTCTAAGAAGAAGTCCACCGTTGCTTCCTGAAACTACCGGAACAAATGAACCTGTCTTTCCAACGAACTTATAGTCATGTTCGTCTTCACTAAGATTCTCATTAAAATCCAAATATAAAGCTGTCTGAACTTGCTTAACTTGAGCATAATCTTCAAATATCAATGGCTCTTTCGAGAACAATGTTTTAAAAACATATGGTTCTGCAAACTGTTTTCCAGTTGCTTCCCATTCACCATCTTTAACTTTAGCAATATAAACAGCATCATTTACCAAACACATCTTCTCATATTCATGCTCAATCTCAAATGTGTATCCATATGCTTTTCCCATATTCATAACAAACTGTATAATTTCAGGAGTAGCATTAGGGATTTTGATCGAATCGGTCTTAATATGAGCAACAGTGAAACCCTTTTCTTGAACCGCAAATTTCAAATCTGTCATAAACAATATTATCAATGTTACGAGGGTCTCTAAAAGGATTTTCAAAAGATGCACTTGTTAAACCATATACTGAATTGATTGCTATCTTTAATGCTTGAGACAATGCTTTTGCTTGATCCTTATTATTTAAATATTTGCCAAGCTTTCCGTCAAACAATTTTTTGGCTTTATCATACTCTCCATGTTTAATATAAATTCTGGCTTGAACTAGGTTCATAAAATTTTCTGTGTATCTTCCAAAAAGCCATTCTGCTAATATAGAATGTGGATGCATTGATGCCACATCTAATACTACAACATTTTCGTACATTCCTGGTTCAGCATAAACTCTACCACCTTCTCCGATCTCTTCTCCACGATAAGTGGACTTGCCATGGTCAAATACATAACCTGGAAAGTATGGCTTTTTTCCTGTACAATCTTTTCCTTTAAGAAAGTCCTTGTAACAGAAATATCCAGATCCACCATCCGATGAAAGATCTCTATAGCAGAATTGGCTTTGTGGTTTCTTCTCGTTACCAAATATTATTCTAGTAGTTAAACTATTTGTTGTATCATTTACTGTTGCCATTTGCACTCCTTAACTAGCAATATCAGCAAGTATCTCTCTGGCTACAAAATCACCTTGTGTAGCATCCCATACTGCTTCAGTCGCTTCTACGTCATTAATACAGTAGTCTGCAACCGTTTCCCATAATTCTTCAGGAACTGGTTTATCCCAAGGTAACCCTAATTCTTGATGATGAATGCCTAGTTCAATCTCCCACTTTTTAAGAGATTGCTTCTTTGCGCAATAGTCATAAATATCAGTATAACTGAGATTATACGCTTCACCAAAGAATGCATTGCTCTTACTTCCTTTTGCAACTACTATTATTCTTTGAGATAGATCAAATAGTTGTTCATTAGAATATCCAAGAAGCGCTGCATATATAATATGATTGTCATATCTTCTACAGTTAAAACCGACTAAGTTATAGGACAACATGTTCTGAATATCAATTGGCTTAGGATTTATTAACTTAACTGGTGACTTGCCTTTTTCTTTATAAACTACTACGAATAAATTCGGAAACACTTCCACATCATAAAAAACAATCGGTGCATCTAATTGTTTTACCTCTTTGTTTTCTGACTTAAACTTCATTTCATCTACTTTCTTGCAACAATTAGCTGACTGATTAGTGCTATTGATCGCAAAATTATAAATATCATAATACATATCTGAAATATCATATTCCATTCCGGATTCATAACATTCCTTTAATATATCATACATGAAGTTTATATTTTGTGTTGTACTTCCGAATTCTTTCTTAAGACATCGTAATAGTAACTTTCTAAGACCTACTTCTGTTTTAATAGCCCTATCTGTTATCATAGACTTCTTCTCCTCTTTTAGAGGAAGTCCAGAATTGATAGTTTTAATAGGAATATCATTACAATACGATAACCTTCTTCTCATTGATGAATTTCCAGTACACGTCTTAATTTCAATTCCCTCAGAATATAAAGTGCTAAGCTTTGATACATCTCCAGAATATCTATAAACCAGATGAACTCCTTCTCCACCTTTAGAGAATTCTCCATAAGTCGGAGGAAACTTAGATGCTGCTTCAAGATTCTTTTGCTTATCTTTATTTCCTTTCTCATCTTTCAAATCAAAGTCAATAAAGATAATATCCTCAGGAAGTTTCACATAGTGAACTTTTGTTGTATCAATGCTCTTTAGCTTTGTTTTTACATTATTCCACTTAAACTGAGGAACTTCCTTTTGAGTATCTCTATCTACAGCATATTGTGCAAAGCAATCTTTAAATTCCTTATCAAACAGAGATTCAGTCTTATCAAATATCAATACATTATTCTTTTCTTCCTCTATCTGTTCTACTTCTTTTGTTGCAAGTTTAAATCTATCAATTTTAAAACCAACATAACAACTTCTATAATGCTTATTATTAAATACTAATTGTTCTTTATACTCTTCAAAATAGTTCTTTAGTTCATCTCTAAATTTAAACTTAGCCATTCTATGTTGTAATGCTGATTCATCACAAAATTGAATATAAAGTTCATATGCTTGCTTTAATGTTATAAAAGGCTCAGAACTAAATATATTAAAATTATCCTCAACAAAGTTAAAGAAATAGTCAGTACGAAACATCATGTCAAGTGGAACATAATTGTCATAATAATATATACCAAGATTTTTGTACACATGAAGACAATGATAAGCGATTGCTCCTAATTCAAATTCTATATTTCTCATTAGTTCATTATACTTCTTACCATTAATCTTATTCCCTGTTGGACGAATATCAATTAGTCTTCTTGCTATTCCACTATAGGCATCAGTTATCATTACTGGTTTGTTCGATGCCATGAACATAAAACAATTGCTTTTAAATTCATACTTAGATTTAAACTTTGCATTAATCTGAATACTCTCATGGGATACAATAGAATTTAAAATAGTATTATTTTCAATTCTACTTAAGTCGCCATCCATTTGTAAACCAACTAATGGCGCTCCTTCAAACTGTTCAGTAGAAAATTGGTCAGCCTTTGTTGTTAAACTTGAAATATCAACAGTCCTTTTATAAGGGCCAAATAGCATTTCAATTATTTTAAGTATAGTTCCTTTGCCACAACCTGGCGGACCAAAGAACACTTCAAACTTTTGAATATCAATACTATCTCCAGCAATTATGCTTCCTATTGCCCATTCAAATTTTTGTCTTTCTTCATCGTCGTAGAGTTTCGATACTAATTCTAAGTAATTATCAATCGGCCCTTCTTCTAAAACGTATCTAAGTTTTGTCGATGCATAATCATCTCTTTTAGGAATATCATTCGCGAAGAATATTTTTTGATTTAAAACTCCTTTAGAATCTGGCATCTTTCCACAATATGTGTTAAACTCCATCCATTTTCCTGAACTAAAGTCTTTCATAGTTTTAAGAGAAATCGGTTGTTGTGACTTTAGCTCATCTCTCTTTTTATATATCTCGTTGTCAACTATTCTAGGGACGTCCATAATATCAGTAGACCACAGACCAGCTTCTTCATCCCATACAGCATAAAAAGAATGGCCTTTAAATAGAATATCTTTTACTCTTCCATTTATGAAATCGGGATATATCTCGAGAGACCCATTTTTTAGAGGTTTAACTTTTATTTCAAAGAAATCCACATTAAAAATGCTCCTTTCAAGTATTTTTACTTAACTATAACGTTTTACCGTTTTACCACTCATTTTCTATTCCTTTATATAAAAATATAGTTTTTCTATACAAAATTAAAAAATTTATGGTAAAACGTTACAGTTGGGTCTAAAAAAGCCCCGAAATGCCCTAAAATAGGGCGTTTGCGGGTTTTTTACAACGTTTTTAAAAGTGGTAAAAAAACGTTACAAAAACGTTACAGTAGCCCAAAAACGTTACAATTTCTAGTAATTTTCCCTAAACCACTCCTGCATTTGGTACCACATTTCCAAATTTCTTTGGTCAACTCCGTTACAATTTAACGGAAAAATGGTACCTTTTCCATCTGGTCCGTACTGTCTAGACATCCAAATATCAATAATTTGTTCCTCATCATCGATAACCCAGTCGAGTCCTAGCCTATCATCAGTGAAGTTAGTCATACCCAAATTATCAATCATAATAAAGAACCACTTGCTGGCATGGAGTGCTCCATCATACATAATATCGTCATCAATCCTAACAGCAAATGCAACAAGCACCTCCAACACACTGACCGGTTCCTCAAAAATCTGAGGAAATTCCGGATCAGTGAAGTTGTTCGAATACTGTGCTCGAAGCTCAAAACCATCATCTAAACGATTATCATCATGCCCAACAATTGGATCTGTTAATTTAAAATCTATTGAATATAAATAGGACAACATAGAGATATACCTGCATGTTTCAGGTTCCTTGAAACCTAAAATTCCAAGCAACCACCTGAAATATCTATCATTCAGGTTGAGCTCATAATAGTCCTCCATACAGTATTTACTCCTCTTCATCTTCTCCTAAAGCAGACGAGTAAGAACGAGGTGACCTGACAACCTCATAATCTATTTGAAGTTTATTGTTCCTTACAAATATCCTTCCTAAAGACCTATCCTCTACAAACTTCTTTACATTATCCTTACCAATCGCGAGTTCTATTTCGGTGGAAGACATTGTTGTAAATTCGTTCTGTCTAACCTTTTCTGCAAAGATGTTATCTGTAAAGAATATCAATGTAACTTTATCCCAACAATCTGCATGAGCTTCATCTGTGAAGTCCTCATTATACTGCTTGTCAGTGATAGGATATGGAGGTTTAGAAATATCAAGGTTATTTAAAAACTCTTCAATTGACTTAGAGTTCTGCTCTGCCTGATAATCCTCTTCATCCTCAGCATTAATATCAGGTTCTGCCTCATCCCATACATTATGCTTCTCAACTTTACCTACTTCAAATGGTAGGTCATCATCTGGAGCTTCATCTGGTTCCTTTATTTCTTCCTCTTTCTTATAACCATTCTCTACAGCTATGTCTTTAGCAATATCAACAGCTGTAAAGTGAGGAATAGCATTAATTATGTTACTCTTTTTTGCCTCATTTTCCATAATTTTCTGTCTCTGGTTACCTCTGATTTCATCAAGTGTCTTTTGGACTTCCTCAGAAATCTTCTTATCAATCTTTTTCTGTTCAATAAAGTGACATCCAAAATATCCACCGATTGCTCCTACGACTAAACCGCCAATTCCTGCAATAATTATTTTATTCATAGAATATCACCCCTTTGCATAAAGTGCACATGTCTCAGGTGTAAGAAGTCTACAATTGAAGTGAAGCATTACATCATTAATCTGACCTGCTCTAAATAATTTATGCTGTGTGTCATTGTACTCAAACAGACCAAATAAGACATGCTGATCATTCGGCATATTGTCTTCAGTATAACAGTTCAATACCCATCCGTACGTACGACCTGCAGCACGCTCTGCAAGCAATGACTTCATATCAAGACCAAGATACTGATAAATATCATCAAGGAACACAATACCATCATCTCTAAGTCTGCTATCAAACATCTCTTGTGCTGAACAAAGAAGTCTGAAGTTGTAGTAAGGAGAGTTAGAATATCTGTTGAACTTTACCGTGTCTTCATTAAAGTAATAATGGAAAATATCATCAACCTTTGTTACCTTAATTTCTTTAGCAACCTCCGATTTAGGTGCTTTTTCCTTATACTTACCCTTCTCAATGAGCTCCTGCTTCTTCTTAAGAGCTCCATTATTCATGTAATAGAGATCCTTTTCCTCGCCCTGATCCTCAATAACATTATCACGATACTGCTCAAACATCTTGGAAACACCTGCAAATGCTGTCTCAGCCATTACAAGTCTTCCGTTGATGATCTTGAATGATGCAAGAGCGGCCGTACCGGAAGCAAGAGTAAGGCCAATACATGGAGCCCAAGTTCTTGCAACTTCAAACCAATATCTTCCATACTCTCTAGTAACCAGTCGCCTATACTCTCTATTTTCGTCACTAGATTCTCCATCATCTCGTCCTGGATGCTCGTTATGGAGAATATCAAGCGCCTCTTTGTGTCTATCATTGATTGCCTCCATTTTCTTTGTTGCAATACATCCGAAAACTGTTGCTCCAATACCAGATGCAATGCTGGTTCCAAGCAATAATTCAGGACTATGCTTAATAGTCCAATCCTTTACTACAATTGCTGTAGCTTTAATTCCTGTTAACATCATTTTCTCCCTTCAAGTTTTGTCTTTCTTTAATCCAAGACATTAATTTTTCTACAAATTCTTTTTCACAAATATCAAACATTTTATTATACTCATCATAACACTTGTCACATAAATCACAATATCCACTTGCAAGCTTTGATGATGTAGAATATTCGTGAATTTCATGGAAACCTTCCGGATTTCTGCCTAGTCCAATAGCTCCACAAATATCACATGTTGTTATTTTTGCCATATCAGTGCTCCAATACTATAGGATTAGGGAGCTCTAACAAATATCCACCACGTACTTGCCGTACATACGCATTTGTCAAATCTGACCAACCGAACTTTGCATCCTGAGCTGTCATCATTATCTTTGCTCCCGTCTGTTCTTCTACCAACTCATATAGTTTGATTATCTGAATATCATTATAAGTATTAATATAATCGCGCATATTGAAAAGAACGTTCTCCGCGTCCACGCGTTCCGTAAAAACCAGGTTATTATACCGTGGGCTATCCTCAGGTCGATATATATCAACCCTATCACGATCGCGAGAACGAGAAATACTATCGCGAGAATAACTAGAGTAATCACGAACAATACCTCCTGATCTTAATCCGCCTGTACGAGATGCACGTGTGTCTCCCCAAAGCAACATTGAGAATCCATCCCTGATACTGTTAAATATCATCTCCTTAAATGCCGGAATGACTACATCATACAAGATTGTTTGACCAACCGTCTGAATATCACCATTATTTAAGAATGTTTCCGTGAACCTCTGTCCAGGTGTCTTTCGTTTTGCTATAACTTGACCTTGAATAGTTGCTTGCAGTTTGGGTCTTGTCTCTTCCTCCTTTTGTTGAGCAAGAGACGACTTTGCTGCATAACTATTGTTATATGTTGTGAGACCTCTTTCAGGACCCATCATAGGAACTTCAGCCATTTGTTCCCTCCATCATCTTTTTATAAATATCATCAACAGAGTTTTCAATCTTAACCTGATGCTCTGCCATGATTTTAGCGACCTCCGAGTTGAATCCCACCGCTTTCGCATACTCGTCGATCAATTCTTCGTACTTACGGTTCTCATTAGGATGCATGATACCATGTACCATCTTATAAATTCCATAATTACATGCAATATCAACACCAGTTACTCCAATTCCTGTAATGATTTTTTCAGGAATTGTCTGAGGATTGATTGCTTTGGTTATCGCTTTATCCACCACATAATCGACACCAATTGACAATGCTGTTGAAATTCCTAACTCAATACCATTTAATGTCTTTTCTGTCATTACCCATGCTCCTTTCAATTTGCGTCAGGTAAAAAATATAGGATGCGATTTGCATCCCATATTTTGGTTCAAGCCTCCGTATCAAACGGAGCTTCTGTTGACTCTTCCAAAAGTGGAGTCTCTTCAGCTGTTTCATCCTTCTTGCTGACAAACTTGTCAAACAAGACCTTACCAGCCCAACCGAGACCAGTACCAGTGACGACACAGACTGCCGCCGGTCCAGGGTTATTCTCGCACCAATTGATGCCCTTACCCAGAACCTTAAGCGGACCCTTCCATGTCTCACGCTTAGCCTGTCTCTCAGCCTTCTTAGCTGCCTTTTCAGCCTTGATTGCCGTTACCTTATCGTCAGCCTTCTGAACTTCAGAAACTGCTGCCTTTGCCTCGATCTCTTCCTTCTTTGTGTTAGTCATATCAACTACCTCCTGTATTTAATTTGTTGGCTTGTTGCCATTATAGTATAATATTAATTTGCGAAGTACTTATCGTTAAGTTCTTCAATTGCTCTTAATGAATAGACATACTCATCTATTTCGTCTTGAGTTGCTCCCTTTTTAGCTAATTCTGACTTAATTTCTTCAATACGCTTTTCAAATGCCAGCTTTCTTAATGTTTCATAGTCATAAAATTCCATAAATATCACCTTTTTAATTTACCTTAGTATGCGGACTCTTACTAAATGATACATAAACCATCACAATTCCTTCATCATTAGGACCCCTTTCAAGATGTTCCTGTGTTGAATATGTGATCTTTCCATCATAATAATACTGCCAGCCAATATCCCAACCAATTTCAGCTATAGGAATATCAACATTAGGTATTAACTCATGAAACATGTTCATTGAGCAATAATCCTGATCTAACATAAGACTATTTGCCTCTAAAAGACCCTTCTCGAAGTCAATTAGACGACAATCATACTCAATACCTGTATCTGTCTCTTTAAAATGCAGAATATCACCCAGATGATCACGTATATACTTCGGCTTTTCACCCTCTTCAAGCTTTGGACGTTTTTCAATTATCTTCTGAAGTTTCTTCTGTTCTTCAGGATCTTGAGGCAAATATTTGAGAGTTTCCTGTCTATAATCATCAAATACTGCTCTAGTTGTATCTAACTGTTCCTTAGATATCAATAGTGCTGCTGTTAATGCTGCTGCTTTCTTAGCTGATACAACATTTGACAGAACGATTGATCCACAAGTACCAACTCCTACTATTCCTGCCCAAATATACTCAGGCCATATGAGCTTAACCTTTTCTTTTGTAGTTAAGTTCTCTCCTTCATGCTCTCTAAGAATATCAACAGCATTCTTGGTTGCAATAGATGAGGTTATAGCAGTACCTACAACACCTCCAACGCCAAGTATGCCAAATATCAAATTAGCATGCCTGTTACAAAACGACTTAAATGCAGGCCAAAGTCCATTAACCATTATTTGGTGCCTCCTTATCATGTCCATGCTCAAGCGTATCTACAACATCTTGGAAATATCCATGAAATACAGGATACACCGTCTCTGCAGTATAGAGAGCCACCCCTGCTGACCCGACACCTACAATTGCTCCAAACAGCTTAAGTTGACCTCTAGTGATACCATCTGGAAATACTTTAGATATCAATGCGGTTGCACCCCATCCTGCAATTGACCCAAGTAGCACAGACGTACCTGCAGTCAAAACAAGCGAGCTTACTAAAGCAATCTCATCTTTTGTTTCTTTTTTCATGCTTTTGCTCCTTTCAAAAATAAATATGAGAACTATTATGTTCTCTATTATAGGCTATGTTTTGTTTGCGAGAAATCTCTCAAAATTATCATGACACTTACCACAAAGATGAAAAGTTCTATCTTCAACATCTGTAAAAAGACTTTTCTGTTTTAATTTTATATAATTTCCTTCTATTGTTTTTCCACATCTATCACATACTACTCGTATCATTCCGCACCGCCTTTCTCATCTTTATACGAAACAACTTCCTATTTCTGTGTTTCCAATAATGCCACGCTTTACGATTATTCTTTACCCAACAAGCGTATTTCCTATCAAACTTATCTTCAAAAGTCATTTTCTTGTGGATATTAGATTTCATTTCGCACCTTCTTTCATAAGCCAACCGATACTTATTGACCATACGGCAAAATTGATGAACAGATAGGTTTCGCCAAAAGAATGTGATACACAACTTCCGAAACTCCATATACCCTCAACCTGAGTAGTTACCTTAATACCAAAACCATAATCAGTAGTTTCGTTCATTCCGCTCCGCCTCCCGCATTGCCTTTATTGTCATAGCCTTTAATATCTTCTTGTTCGTAGCCGCCTAAACAACCTTGAAAGAAACTTGCTCTTGGTGATTTCATTTCTTCTTTATATTTCTCGCAAGTATCTTTATGCTTGCAATCATCGCACCACCTTATCATTCCGCACCGCCTCTCATATCCGCACCGCAGTTGGGGCAAAAATTCCTATCATCACCGTTTTTAACAAAATGCTTACATTTATTGCATTTCCATAATATATCCCCGTATCCGTTTATAACCTTTATCCAATTCCTCCACTCTCCTTTTTGTCTTTCTTCAAGAGCCTTTATAGCAAGATCATAGGCTTCTTTCTGTTTCAAGTATTCAACTTCCTTGCGTATCCACTCACCTTTTGATCTTTCGTTATCGAGAATATCAACAAGTGATTTGACTTCATTATCTAAAATGCCTTTTATCTTGTTGTGATGTTCAAGTGGTACGGCTTCAACTGTCGGGGCATTGTCGATTTCGTCATACACCCCTTCTGGTATAAAATCATCAAACTTTTCTTTTAATGCCTTTTTCAAAGCACTACGGCTAATTAAATCATTGTTCATTCTGCACCGCCTGTTTAGCTTCAAAAAATTTCTTAAGATCAAACCATTCGTCTTTAAGAATGTTACCTATAGTATGAATTGTGGTACCCCATCCTTCAGACTTTACTCTAACGTACTTTCCCTTGAGATCTTCCCACCTTTCAACGCCGACTACGTTCATAATTCTCATCATAGCCTCGAGACCATCGCCACAGGCATCAAAGTTATCGGCTCCTAAATATCCATGCCCGATAGCATAACCTCCGATTGATACTCCCCATCCTCCTCCGTCAAGAGTGACGTAGAAAGTGAGACATCCGTGATCTTTCATCGATATAGTTACGTCTGTTATTTTTGCGTTTAAGATTTTTTCCATATTCTTACCTCACTCAATTGTCAAAATATCATCAGGCTTAATCTTAGGTTTAGGAAGAATAGTCCAGAACTTTACCCCATGTACGAGATATACATGG